GTGTTATCTAAAAAGTGAATGAATAAGAAGGCTTTCGCGCCATCGTATATTTTATTTATTCTCGATTTCGTTGCTTCAAATGATTTCTTGACAAGTTTGTGGTCGTAGTAAATGATGAGTGCGAAAAAAACGCACATTATTACTGCAATCACTATCAAATCATTTCTCATTTGAGACATTATTGCCCATAATTAGAACCAAAATAAACTTAAAAAATGCAACTGACGCTCCCAAGTAAGCGAGCACTTTTGCACATTCAATGATTATTGGTGGCAAATGCACAGGCTCAACACCTTCCAAAGCGGTTCCAGTCATGAGCAACGTGCATGACTTAACGAAAGTCATTGCAGGCTCAGTGAAATCAACGTCAAATGGGTTTAGATTTATGTTCATTTTTTTTCAATTTAAGTAGCATCTCACGCTCGTACTTGCGCAAGGCTTCAGTTTCTTTTTTTATTTGTGCTTTCAGTTCCTCTTTTGTCATGGGAGTTTACTCAATAAGTTTGAGAATACAGGACCACGTGTATTCATTGCAGTATTTCCACTTGAAAAAAGGTAGTTTGAACTGCTCTTTTTAACCCCTATCGGTGAGCGTTGCGGCCAGACGTTATTTGAGTATTCAGGAAATAACGAACTATTCGCGCACAAGTAATCGACCAACACGCCCGTGTAGTATTCTGCATTTGATTTCGCACGCTCAATAGCATCCTTCATAACCGTGTCGGAAATCGGTGATGCATCTTCGCTTGTTCGTTGTACCAAAGTGCCGTTATCGAGCTTGTATGTAAGCGATGGAATGGCTTCAACCATTGTCCACCACAGGACAACTTTGCGGCAATAGTCATCTACCAAAGTTTGATAGTCACCGCTCAATGTATTGTTTGCAATTTCGGTTTTTAAGTAGTCAAATAACGAATCCCCCAAGTAAGGAGCAAGATATTTGTCCTGACTTAAATATACCGCCGGGTATAAAAGATTCGGATCAACCGCACCATTAACCTGAGTGTATTTTTTTATGTAGTTTTCTGAGATAAAAAGTACTTCTGCCATAGTGTTTTATTTTTTCTTGTATGCACTTCCATTAGCACCCCACACTGGATTCGTTGGTAAGAACCCTTTGTGCTTCATGTCAGTTGGTAGCTTTGCCACGAGTTCTTCATTGCGAATCTTGTAACCCATGCGTTCAGCTTTTGCCACCGCAATCCTGCGAGCGTCTTCGCTTTCCGGGTTAATCTTTGCGCCCTTGCTATTAACCCAAACAGTCTTCTGCCAAAAGTGTTTGCAGTTGCCACCGCCTTTGTAGAACCATATATCATAAGTCTCTGCACCTTTAGGACCCCAACCCGGATTGACTGCTCTACTTTCCATTGCAACAATATCTTCCTTGCGATATAGCTTATTCGCACGTAGCATCTTGCGGCAAAATTCCCTCATGTTATCATGCCTAAATTCACCTCCATATACGTACCGAGTAATGAAGTAGTTGCTGTCAATTAAAGCATCCTGTTCGCTCTTTGCGTTTGGTGTTGCCCTGCCTGTGCTTGCTAATTCGTGCGCTGCGATAACTTCGAGTTCTTTGTTTTCAGCATCGTCGGTATCGTAATCAACCTCATAAGAATCAATCAAAATCCAATCCTTATGTGGTTCTTCACCCAGTGCAATAAGTTCGTCTGCAACTGTTGAATTTTCTTGCTCACTTAATTCGTGGCACTCACTCAATTCGTGACAACAACCCTTTTTTTTTTCAAGAGATTGAACCACAGGAGCAGGCGCAGGAGCAGGAACTGGTTCGGTAGCAACCGAGAATGAAAGCGGTGTGTTTGGAATAACAGTCAACTGAATATTTGGAATTTCAAACGAAAGTATTTCGGTGAAACCTTTAATGATTAACCGTTGCGCAGGCTCAATAACTTGATTCGTGAATATCTCTAAACCAACAGCCATTTCATCTTTGTTTGAGCCAAATCCTGATTGCGTTCTAATACCGAAAATCAAAGGTGTAGAAATTCGGTGCGCAACCATGACTTTGCTTGTCGATTCCTCACTCAAAAATTGATATTGTTTGTCAGCATCTGAAAGTGGGAATGATGTGATGTCAGGCTTTGGAGTATCGCGCTCGTTGAAAGTCATCAAAAACTTTCCTGCATTGCGTGCGCCTGTGAGTAGCTTCTCCCAATCGCGCTTCATATCCCACTGTTGATCAGGTGGAATTTGCCCGTTGAAGAACGAAATAATGAATGAAGGGAATAAACCGTTCATAATGTTATTCACGTGGTACATTCCTATCTGCCTTTCAAGTTCAATGTAATTTACCGCACTCCAATAGTCAGGATTTGGGTAAATTTGCCCACTTGTATAAGCGAACTTCCAAAGCACTTGCGATGGCTCTTGTACTGCCATGCTCGGATTGAACTTTGGAATGAATATCGGTCTGTTTTTTTTCTTGCGTGTATTCGCCAATCTTCGCTGTGATAAATTCCGATAACATCCTCATCTTCGCCCTCAACCGCAATGCGACATTCTTCAAATGGTAAGTGCTTCAGCTTTGCAATGGTCTTGCGGTCGTTTGAATAAATCACCTCAACGAAATAACCACCATATTTTTTGAAGTCATGAGACGCAGCATAGTATTGACCATAAACATCGAGCGCATCAACACGCTCCTGCCCTGTGTTCGATGTGATTCATTTGCCTGCAATCATGTCACCGATTGAAATGCACAACGAACCATGCACTGGACTGCTCTCTGAAAGCTCACGCAAGTATTGAGGGAACAAATTGTTCACCCCAAAAGATACCCAGCCGCCACGATCAACACGTTCAACGGAACTAACGGGAGTATATTCTTGCAACTTTACATTGACTATATTGTTATCCATTGTAAATTATATCGTCTTGAATTGTTATCGTAGGCACATCGAAATAAACGCCTGAATCATTTAAATACAAATAACCACGCTCGCACAAACCAACAACGCTCGCATCATTTGGGTCTGTGTTGCTGTTTGAATTTTGACCATAAACATCATAACGATAACGCCCAGGCAAAGTTAGTCCGATAGTCGTGACCGTGAGTTCTGTATAGCGTTGGTTTTCCACAACGATAGGCGGCACTTGTGCGATTGAATTGCCCACATTTGAATTTTCTTCATGATAAATTAAAAGCAAATAATCGGTAAATGCAGTTGAATAGTATTGCCTTGACTCATCGAGTGAAAGCCTTAATGTTTGCCCTGCGGTATTTGTATTTAGATAAACCATTGTATATAAAAAAGGTGGGCAGCGAGCCCACCCGTTTAATATTTATATCAATTTATTATTGAACTTCAGTTGTTCCGCTTACTGTGTAACCAGCGGCACCCATAGTAGGGTCCTGTAACGTATATGGCTGCGTTGGCTCATCACCTGTAAATGTCAACTGATAGCCTTGAAAATCACCGTAAAGCGTTCCAGTCTGGAAAGTTCCTGCGGTCATAAATAAACCATTAGTTGTACCGAAAGCAATGATTTAACCGCTGTTTAATTCTACGAATAAACCAACACGAGCTTTTGCAAGTGCTTCAATTTCTTCGCGCTTATTTGGTGTGATATTACGCAAGCTAAATGTAACACTGTGAGTATAGAATACCGTTCCGTTTTCAACTGACACAGTGGGATTAAAAGTAGCTGAAGCAGAATTTTTTGAAGGCGTATAACTATATACAGTTCCTGAGCCAAGTGTTACTTCAACGGGAGTTCCACCTATTGTATAAGTCAACTGATCAAAAGATCCGATGTATATTTTTTTTACACCTCCGATGCTATCGTTACATCCGAGCGTAAATCCTGTGGTTAATGCTGTACAAGCCATGTTTTTATTTTATTAAGGGCGGCTATTACACCGCCCATTGATTATTTGTTAATGATTAGAAGTTAGTTCCCCAAGTAGCGATTTCATTTGTGAAACCAATTTGCGCACCGGCAAAAAAGTTACACTTGAAACGTACATTGTCTGAACCATCAAGCTCGCTCATATCAAGAACTTTCACCTCATTCCACTG